CCCCGAAGCACTCCCCCAAATCCGTATCCCCGGAACCCATACGCCAACCCTGCGCCCAGAATGCGCGGCGGCGGGCACTACGCACGTCCCTCCGGCCAAAGGCCCGGCAAAAAGAAAGTGCCCGTCTGGGTCTGGATTATCGTCGGATTTTTCGCAGTTGGTCTGATCGCTACATGGACAGCAGAAAAATCAGACGGCGGCATTTCAAAGCTCGACCTGCACTACACGGTAGACGACAGCTACAGCCTAGAAGTCGGGGAAAGCGTGGAGGATTATCTCACAGTATCCGGCAAGGACAATTTCCCGGTTGACAGCATCGACTTTATTAGTTCGAACCCGTCCGTTGCGGCTTTCCGGTTTGTCAACGCCGCTGACGAAAAGGTGTACTTTTCCATCGATGCGCTTGCGCCCGGGTCAGCAACGCTTTACGCACAGACCACGGACGGCGTGATCAAGTCGGACGAGATCGCAGTCTCGGTTGAACCGTCTCCCACACCGGAGCCAACGCCTACACCTGAACCAACCCCATCCCCCACGCCGGAACCGACCGCAACGCCCGAGCCAACGGAAGAGCCGGAGCCCACCGCAGAACCGGAAGCAGTCACAGGGCAGGCGGCAGAACCCGAACCACAGGGAGAAATGGTTTGGGTTACGGAGTACGGAAGCAAATACCACTCTATTCCGAATTGCGGAAGCAGTTCACACGTCACGCAGATCACGCTTGAGCGAGCAATCGCACGAGGGATAGAGCCTTGCTCTAAATGCTGGTAAAACAAAAAACGCCCCGGAGCCTAAGCCCCGGGGCAAGTTTATAAGGGAGGGAAAACTATGGCACAAGCCAAGATGCTGCCGTCCGGCAACTGGCGCGTAAATCTTTACGTCGGCAAGGGCGCGGACGGGAAGCGCATATACAAGTCCTTCACCGCGCCGACAAAGCGCGAGGCCGAGTATCTCGCCGCGAGCTTTGGCGTATCCGGCAAAAGCGGAGCGCACACCGCCGAGCTGACGCTCTCCGAAGCCTACACGCGGTACATCGACAGCAAAAGCAACGTTCTCTCCCCTTCCACGGTCCGCGAGTACCGCGCCGCCGCAAAACGCGATTTCCCGACGCTGATGCCCTTGCGGCTGAAAACGCTGACGCAGGAGCAGATACAGATCGCCGTCAATCAGATGGCCGCCAGTCACTCTCCGAAATCCGTCCGCAATGCCCATGGCCTGCTTTCTGCGGTGCTGTCCATGTATGCGCCGAGCTTTCAGCTTTCCACCACACTGCCGCAAAAGATCAAGCGAGAAATCGACATCCCCACGGAGGCGGAAGTCAAGGCGCTGCTGGACGCCACCAAAGGGAAGCCGATACACATCGCTATCCTGCTGGGTGCCGTCGGGACGCTCCGGCGCTCCGAGGTGTGCGCGCTGCTTAAAAGCGACGTGACCGACACCGGCGTGAGCGTGACTAAAGCCATGGTGCGGGATGAAAGCGGAGAGTGGGTGGTCAAGACCACAAAGACGACGGCCGGCACGCGGTTCGTAGAGCTTCCCAAATACATCCTTGACGAGATAAGCGCCATACCAGGCGACCGCATCCTCCCGTGGTGTCCCTCTACGCTGACGAACAAATTCAAGGCCATTTCGCAGAAAGTGCTCGGCCGTACGATGAAATTTCACGCCCTGCGGCACTATGCTGCATCTGTGCTGCATGCGATGGGCGTGCCGGATTTGTACATCATGCAGCGCGGCGGCTGGGAAAGCCGGGAAACGCTCGATCGGATTTATCAGCACGTCCTGAGCGACGAGCAAAAGCGTTTTAACGAGCAGATCGCCGAGCGATTCACCGCCGCATTTTCTGATGATGCAACACGAAATGCAACATAAAACAAAAAGAATCCAGTATTTGTGCGGATTTTGATGTTATACTATGCAGGTTCAAGTCCTGTTGCCCGCACCATTTGCAAAAGCCCAGTGCTTAGGCCAAAAACGGCTTATACACTGGGCTTTTCGCATCTTTAAGCAGCATTTTCAGTACTGACAAAGCGCTTGAAATCGCCCCAAAATCCGCAAAATTTTGCGCCATGCAACACGAAATGCAACACGAAAGCCCCGTGCAACACACGGGGCTTCTGCTTATATTTCGCCTTACAAAGAGTGGTACTTCCAGTCCTCTTCCGGGCTAATGCCGTAGAGATCGGAGAAAACCGCCCATGCAAGCAGCTTGTACAGGTACTTCGGCGGGTTGCGCTTTTCTTCCTCCCACTGCTCGATCGAGCGCTGCGGGATGCCGTACTTCTCCGCGAATTTCTTTTGACTGAGCTGCGTTACCTTGCGGATATGCTTCATGTTGAGGTGCGCATATTTCATCGCCCAGATCAGGTCGGCCGCCTTCTTTGCTTCCGCCTCGTCCGTGATCCCGCACCCACCGATCGCAAAATCCAAGGCTTCCCGGCGGCTTGTCTTCTCGGCTGTCTCAAGCAGCCGGTGAAAATCCTGATACCTCATGCTTGCCTCCTCTCGTTCGTCCGAGGCTTATGCCCAGTCATCGTCATGGTAAAAAACCAGAATTTCGGGATCGATGCCGTTTTCTCTCGCTTGGCCGATGATTTCCGCCTTGAGGTCGTCGTATGTGTAGCAGTCATCCGTGAAAACTTCCGCCTCTTCGTCCCACGTGGGATTTTCCATCTCTGCGTAAAGCTCGATCATTTCGCCTTCGTTTTCGGGGTCTGGCACCTCGACGATCATGTAATCGACCGCTGCGTTCGAATATCTGCTTCCCCCGCCCTGATAGTTGACCTTGTACTTTGCCATCTCTTTTTCCTCCTCTTTTATATCTCATACACGCCGAAGCCCTGATCGAGGTAGTCGGCGTCTTCACCGGTGTACTCGCGGCCGATGCGCTCATACAGGCGCTGCGCGTCCGCGTTGTCCGGGGCAAGATAAATGAATCCGTAGGCGTCGGACAGCTCCCGCAGGAACGCGGTGCCGTAGCCGTGGTTCCGGTACTCTTCCTCGATGTCGATTCGCTCGACGTACGCCGTTTCGCCTGCCATAACGCTTGCGGAGCCGACCGTCTTGCCGTCCACTACGTACTCGTACATTTCGTTTCTGTAGCTATCCTCGTCGTAGGTATCAACCAAAATCAGCTCGTTCATCTTGCTTTCCCCTTTTCTTTCTGTGATTATAGTATATCACTCATTGAGTGATATGTCAATACTTTTTTCAAAGTTTTTTAAGAAAAAAGCAAAAAATCCCCGAACCGGGCCGCAAGCGCAGACCCGATCCGGGGATTCCCTTTTTTCTATCCTGTTTTACTCCATCTGCACCCCGTCGATCGCGCGGCCGTAAATGCCCGCGTACCCGTCGGCGCCGTCCTTATAGGCCGAGCCGAAACGCACCCAGTCGAGGTAATCGCCTCCCTTGAGGTGCACGCGGCAGTCCACATGTCCCTGCGGCACGCGGATCTGGATGCCGTCGATGTCCTGCCCGTAGATGCCGGCATAGCCGTCCGCGCCCGAGCCGCTGTTCTTGACCTCCGGCAGCCACTCGTCCTGCGGCTTGCCCTTGAGGTGCACGCGGTAGTAGACGTCGCAGTTTTTCGCGTCGATCCGGATGCCCTGCACCGCGCTGCCGTAAATGCCCGCGTAGCCGTCCGGCCCGTCGCCGCAGTTGATGACTTTCGGCTGCCATGCTTTCTGCGTGTACGCCTGATACGTCAGGTCGCCGGTATAGCCAGTGGGCTTCGCGGTATTCTCCGCAGAGCCGCCCGAGCCGCCGCCCATGTAGGCGCGCACCATGTCGAGGAAGCGCCCCCAGCCGAGGTCGAGCGTGCGGTGCGGGCAGTATTTGCCGTCGAAGTCCTGATGCTTTTTGACCTGTGCGATGCCCCAGCCGCGCTCGTCGAGCAGCTGCGCAATATACTCAGCCGCGTTCCGCTCCGCCTTTTTGAAGCGCTCGAGGTCGCTATCCCTCAGCGAGTAGCAGATCTCGATGTGGATGCCGTGCGCATTGGCGTACCGCTGCCCCGCCGCAAAGGCGCCCTTGTCGAACGGAATGCCGACGACGATCTCCTTGTCGTCTACGGCGGCGTTGAACGACGTCGAGCTGTCGTTGCGGATCATGTAAGCCACCTCATTTTCGGCCGAGGCGTTGTTGCCGGTGTTATGTACGACGATGTACTCCATGCCGGCGGCGGTTGCCTCGACTGGGCACTTGAGGTTGTATTTGGACGGGTCGAGCAGATTTTTCTTGATTGGGACCATCGTGTTTCACTCCTTTATTTACTCTGTCATCTCCGCTAAGGGAAGCGTACTGGTAAATGCCTGCTCTATAGCGGCCATGCGTCTTTCCATCTCCTGCACCGCGGCGAGCGGGTCGGCTCGGCCGGTGACGGTCAGGCTGTCCCCCGTGGTCACGAGCGTGTTTTCGCCGGAAAGCGCCGGGATTTCCAGTGTGTCGGCGGGCCAAACGAGTGTGAAATCCTGCCCGCTGTACGGCTCATACGCGGCGGGCTTTTCCACCGAGACCATAAGCCGAAAGGCCGCGTGAAACTCGACGTTAGGGGAGAGAATCGCGCCCACGTCGATGTTGGCGCTGGAAGCCGTAGAAAGCCCGTAGGCCGTCACGATCTGTGCGTCGCCGAACGCCGCGATCTGGAGCCCTTTGCCCTGGATCTCCGGCTGGCCCGCCTTTATGGCATTGAACGTGTACATCTTTTCTTCTGTCACCGCGCTGCTTGGCATGCCGTCGATTTTGACAAGATCCCCGTCGATAGAAATTATCAGCCCATATGCCTTTCCACCCGGTACAGCCCGCGCCATATCGAGCAGATTTTTCCCGCAGCGTGTGACGCTCACCGCGTCCCGCCCGGAAATCGGGCGGATATTCTCCGGCGACGGCTCGCCCTCGCCCGCTTGCACCGGCTCGAGCGACACGGTCACGCCGAGCGGATAGCCCTCGACGGGCGTGCACACGACGGGATTTCCCTCGGCCGAAAACGCGGGGCAAAGCGTGTCGATGATCTTCCGGCTGCTCCATGTCTCGGTGCTGCTGACCGCCGCGTCGTCGATCTGTACGCCGTCCCTGCCCGGCTCGCCCTGCGGCCCCTGCGGGCCTGCCGGTCCGGGCTCGCCGTCAAAGGCACCTTTGTCTGCGTCGTCCCGCACCGACTGTGCGATTTTTTCGGCGTTCTCAGCGATCTCGACGAGCTGGTCGTAAGCGCCGGGCGTAGGCGGGAGCGCGTCGCCGCCGGGGTACGCGCCGGGGCGGATCATGCCGACCTCGGCCCAGATCGTCGGCAGCACGAGGCCGTCCGGGCCCGCGCCGTACAGGCCGATGTGCAGCGTGATGCCCGGCGTCTGCAGCACCTCCCACGGGACGACCGCGGCGTTGTCGCTGCCCAGAAGCACCGAGACCGACCGCGTGCCCGCGCGGAAAACCGCCGTGCGGTCCAGCCCGTCCCAGTCCTCGGAAAGCGCGAACACGCAGGCAAAAACGCGCTGCGCGCCGCTCGTGACGACCTCGTTTTCCACCACGATAAGCTCGGCCTTTGTCGCTGATAAGCGGATCATTTTACGCCCCCCTTACGCGTCCGGGAAGCCGTCGCCGTCCGTGTCGGGCAGCTCCGGCAGTCCGGCGACGCTCGTCAAGAGCGAGAGCACGCCGGCGAGAGCCGAGGCGCTCGCGACGACGATCCAGTCCACCTCGCTGAGCACGGCGGACGCGCCGATCGTCGCAACGGCGGTCTGCGCCACGGTTTTCACCGCGCGGATGCCCGCGGCTTTCAGCCAGCCTTTCCATTTTGTTTTCATGTCTGATCCTTCCTTTCGTTTTCTAGGTCGGCGATGCGGTGGTTGATGACCTTGATTTGCTCCTGCATGACCGGCATTTTTTCCGCAAAGCCGTTGTGCTTGCGCACCTCGCGGGTGAGCGCCTCGATCTTCGCGTCCGTGACCGCCTGCGCGATGCGGAGCTTTTCCTCCGCGCGGCGGTTTCCGGCGACGTTGGTGATGACGACGCCGACGAGCGCCAGCCCGCCGGTGATAACCGCCACAAGAATTTCCTGCATGCTTCCCTCCGTTATGTAATGGCTTCCCACGCCGGAGCGTAGTCCGCCGGGCTGTAGGCCGTGTCCTGCACGCACTTGTAAAGCGCATCTTCAAACACCACATATTCCCCGATTTTGTACATGTCATGCGCGCCCTGCACCGGCACGAATGGACGGGCGGTTTCCGGCGATTTCCCGTGCAGAGGCCGCCAGAACGTGAACCACGCCGCGGAGCCGGGCTTGATGTCCGGATACACCGCGCAGTCGTGCGCTTGAAAGCATTCCCACGTCTGCCCGCCGGAATTGCGGATGTCGCCGACCTCGTACTTGCCGGCGATCCACGGCTCGTACAGCCCCGAAACCCGGATACGCGCGTCGTCGTCCTGCACGCTGTCCGATAAGGCAGAAAGAAAATACTGCATCGCCATCCGGAGGGCTTTGGCGCTGTTGACTATGTCGCTCATACCGCACCTCCTGTCAGTACGCGCAAGGTTTCTTCAAGCTCCTGCATCCTTGCGAGCGCGGCTTCCCGCTCTTTCTGCTGCGCGGTCTTTTCGCCAAGGACGATCCAGCTTTTTCCGTCCTCCTCGCGGTTGCTCAAAAGGGCCATGTCGGCATATGTCCGCGTTTCGCTGCCATCTGTGATTGTGACCTCAGACAGACCGCCGTCAAAAAGCGCATTGTCTATCGGGCTTGCGGAGACAAAATTGTTGCCGTTCAGCTCAAGATTTTCGAGCTTTTTGCCGTTGGATAGTGTGATCGTATACATACCTTGCCCCCTTAACCGATGATCGAAAATGCCGGGCGGACGCCGAAAAGCTCAGAGGCACTCGTAGCACCGGCAGAGCCGCTGACACCGATATACGCAAACTCCGTCCCAGAACCGACGTCTCTCATCCAGCAGTTTTCTTCGCTCGTAATTAGGTCCGGGCGTGCTCGAAACAGCGGCAACTGGCTCTTGCTGACGCCTGTGTTATACCCTCCCTGCACTCCACCGCCCCAAGCGTAGGCGCCGTAGGCCATGTGCTCGTTCATCAACTCGATCTGGCTGTCATACCACGCCCAGCCAGAGCTCGCACCGTTGCTGACGACGTTAGTCAGAAGCTGGCGGTGGGTCAGTATATGATCCGCCCCAAACGCACTCAAAATCGTCGATTTTGCTGCATCCAATCCGCTTGTGCGCAGCTTAGACCCATAATAACCTCCGTCGGTTGTGTTGCTGTCGTTCATCGCGGCCTCATACATCCCGGAATCCGGCACGATCACGGCATGGTGATCCGTGCATAGTGTATCACCGGTATGCAGATAGTAGTCAAAAGCCGCGATGCGATACGTCACACCGCCGATGGTCCAGTAGTCGCCGATATAAAGATCGTCGAAAGTACCCGCCGCAATCGCCGCATACTGCTCCGCGGTCACGCTTGACCCGAGGTCTTTGCCGCGATAGACCGAGTTATGCGCGCCGGCTCCGCTATATACCAGAGCCTCCGCCCGCTCTGCCGCATTTTCCGCATTCGTCGCCGCCGTCTCCGCCGCAGTCTTAGCGCTTTCAGCCGCAGTCGCATCAGCGCTGGCACTGCTCGCTGCCTCGGAGGCAGCAGATGCGGAACCTGCCGCTGCGCTTGCGCTATCCCCGGCACTTGTGGCCGATCCCGCTGCCGCTGTCGCGGAGCTCTGTGCGTTAGTCGCAGCTGTGGATGCCGCACTCGCCGAACCGGCGGCCGCCGTTGCAGAGCCAGCCGCCTGCGTCGCCGAAGCCGCCGCTTTTTCCGCCGCTTCTTTGGCCGCTGCGGTATCGGCGTCGATCTTCCCCGCCGCCTCGAGTACCTCGGCGATCTGCCGCGTCAGGATACTGTAGTAATCCGACGAAACGATCTCCGCGTCGGAGACGACATTGCGGGCTATGTGCAAAACGACCCCAAAGGTCGCGATGCTGGTCTCGCCGCTGTCGTACAGCTTGATCTGCACGAGCGCGTTGCCGGGTGCCGTGAAAGCCTGCGGCACGAGTGCCGCTGTCACGGCATTGCCGTTGATCGTCGCCGCCGGCGTCTTGTCGTCGGGCAGGGTGTCATATGCGCACGCCTTGCCGTCCGGCTTGCGGACGCGCACCATGACGAGAGTGCCGTCCGGCACTACCCACTGCGCGCCGCCCGCGTAAAGACTGAAAGAGACCGAGCGGCTGTTGCTGTCATCCTGCACCGCGTGGATCACCTGCGGCGCGCCCGGGTCGAGCAGGTCAACTTTCAGCGATGCTATGGTTTCTAGTGGCATTGAAAATCACCCCTTTATTTTTTCTGACACAGTACAAGGCGGCCGAGTTCGTCGCTGTACCGCCACTCGATGGCGATCGGTGCGGTGGTTGACGTCCCGATTTTGTCAAATTCTCCAATTCGCTGACCATCCTCACTTTTGCCCAAGGTCCTCTTTCCGCCGATATCGACTACATCGCAGGACACCGCCCTACAATTCAGCGTGCCGGCAAAGTTGCCGTCCTTTTGTTGGCCTAGGCCGAGACCTTCAGGCCCCAGATAGCTGTAGTACGCATCCTCGCCCATACCTCCTGTATCTGTCACAGTGCCGGAAAAGACCTGCACAAGGCCACCCTTACTTGTATCCGTCGTATAGATACGTGCACGCAGATTTTTGTCTTCAAGCAGACTAAAAATCGCCGCCCAAACGTTCATCGTAAATCTTCCGCTCTGACTTGTCACATGATCGGCGATCAGGTTGATCACCTCCACCAGCGCCGCATTTAGAGTTCCCGTCGTGATGAAATCGGCAACGATTGCCCCATCCTGTGTAATAGCCGTTCTATAGGGGCCATTATATCCGTTTTTGCTGTGCCCAAACCCGCTGTTGTTCCAGCGCCAGACGTTGGACGCTGTGCTGATGTCTTTGGTATCCAAGCTGCACAGCTCGATCCAGTTTCCATCCGCATCCTTAACGCCGACCATATACCCGCGCCCGTTGGTAATCCAATTTGTCGCGTTATCTACCGCCTGCTGCAAAAAAGTTTTGTCTGGCTTCCGGTTGATCTCCTGCTGCTGCGTGACGATCGTGTCCGCAATATTGGCGCGCGCGTCGCCGATTTCCACCGAGTTGTACCGCTCGAGCAGCACGTCCGTCTCAATCTTGACAATCTCGGCCTTTGCCTCCACGCCGATCTGTGGGTAGCGGATCGTCACCGTGTCGCACAGGTCGCACTTTTCGAGCAGCGCGAGGTTTTCATACTCGGAAAACTGCTCGAGCTGGACAAAAGACGCCGTAATGCTTGTTTTCGGGATTCCGATTTTATTATCCGTGACATACTTTTCCGCACGCTCGAGAAGCTGAGCCGGCGTCGGCTGCTCCTCGAAGTCACTCGAAAAATCCACCGGTACGACGCGCGTAAAGTCGTATGTGCCCGGGGCGTTGACGATCGGTGGGTCGCACACGACCATCGCGCCCTCCGAGTTCGTCCAATACGGGTAGATGCCCGTCGCCACGTCGGCGATGTTGCGGTCCTGCTCGATATCGGTCAAATTTTTGCCGTAGGAGATCACGACGCCGTTGTCGTAGCCGCGCTGGCCGTACAGCTTCACCGTGAAGCCGTCCCACTCGTACTCGCCGCCGTACACGTCGAGGATCGAGCCCTGCGTGCCGCCGAGCACCGACCGCGTAGAGGACGGCACCGAGACAGCAAAAGACGCGACGGTAGACTTATCCGTCCAGAAGGTGAACGGGTTGTCAACCGCCGCATTTAAGCTGAGCTTGGACATCGCATCCGGCGCGTTGACCGCCGAAAACGGCTTGAGCGGCACGCCGGAGAGATCATAGGTGATGTGCTGGGCATATACCATGATGATGCCGTCCATCGGCCGCGTGATCCGGTAGATGCGGAACGGCTGCGGTACCCGGTACGGGCTCGGGATCGCGTAGATGATGCAGCGGTCTGCAATCTCGCCGAAGTGCACGCCGGTATCCGGGTACTGCATCGTCAGTTCAAAAGCGCCGTTGCGCTCCTCCGTGACCGTGCAGCTGATCGCATCCGTCAGGACGCCAAGCCCCTGCGTGCTGAAATCCGTCGCCGTGGACGGGAAAAGAATCGGTTTCATAGTGCCCTCCATCGCGGTGTGATCTCCACAGTTGAGACGCCGCCGCTCCAAGCGATCCGCGTTTCACCGGCAGGCAAGGTCGGAAACTCGCCGCCCGTGATGCGGATCGTGCCGTTTTTATTCAGTGTGCCGTCGTAGGCGTTCTGCGTTTCCGCGTCGAGTGTCAAGCCGCCGTTGAGGCTGTTGATCGTCACGGTGATGCCGCCGACCGTCAGCACGCCACTGCCGCTGCCCTTGATCTGGATCAGCGGGAGGGATTCGTCCCAAGCATTCAGCAGGACTTGGCCGTTTTCGAGCGCCTGCACCCATGTGCCGGCCTTAATGTACCTGTGCGGTTTGCAGATGAAGCTCAGTGTCACTTCGCCCGACCGGTTCAAAAACCGCGTGTCAAAATCGAGCGGGCCGGTAAAGACAGCCATCCGGTACTCGTCCGGGTGGTAGTCGTCCTCCAGCTTCTGGTACTGCATCGGCGAGCCGAGAAGCCACGCGCGCGCCGCATCGGTATTCCGCAGGAAATCGCGGTGGATAAAAGCGGGATAAGAAACCGTGATGTTTTTATACCGTTTGTTATCTCGGATCAGATCGCCGGACCGCCCGGGAATGGACACAAGCTCATAGTCCCTTTCGGGGCCGTTGAAGGTGTTTTCTCCGCTCACATAGATGCCGAAATCGCGGCAGCAATGGCCGTTATACCAAAACTTATGCACCGAAAACCGCCGCCTTTCTTTGCGTTGCGCTCTGCATTTCGTCCATGATGATGTCGGCCAATGCCCGCACATCCTGCCCCGGCGCGCCGTACACCGTGATACTCACGCCGCCGAGGTTCGTCTGATTTGTCGTGCTGCTGGTAAGCGGCTGCACCATGGCGCGGCTGCCCATCATCGTGAGTAGTTCCGGGCCGGCCTCACCAACGATCGCGGAGCCCTGTGAGAGAATGCCGCCCTTTGCCAGATACGGGATATTCGGGATATACGGGATATTGATGCCGAAGTGGCCGCCGCCGAGCCAGCTCGGCATGGTGAAGCTGATCGAGTTCAAGCCTCCAATCAAGCTGTTAATCGCTCCGATTGCACCGTTTAAAAGGCTGATAATTCCGTTTAACGGCGCCTTCACCATATTCACGAGGTTATCGAACAGGCCGCCGAAAATGTTGACAACGCCCTGCCATGCTTGCTCCCAATTTCCTGTGAAAATACCCGTGATAAAATCGATCACGCCGCTGAAAATCTTCTTGATCGCGTTCCATGTGTTCTCGACGTTCTTCATAAATCCGTTGATGATGTCGCCCAGACCGGGGCCGAAGATTTCCGTCCAGTCCGTTTTGAAGACACCTTGCAGCCATTCATTGATGCCCGAAAGCCACGCCTTGATTTCCTCTCCTTTTGTGACGATCAAGACGACAAGTCCCACGACGGCGGCCACAATCGCAGCGATAATCAGAACGATCGGATTTGCCGCGATAAAAGTAAAAAGCCCGGAAAGTGCGGTGGTAATTGTAGGAATAATCGTGCCGGTCAATCCCGAAACGAGCCCCGAAATCAGCCCTCCGAAAGAAAGAAGCGCATCCTTAACTTTGGTGATAAAATCTATGATTTTTATTCCCGCAAGCACGGTTCCTATCGTGGTGAGTATAGTGATAACCGTTTCTTTATTGTCGATTAGAAAAGTGATCAACTCCGAAATGGCGTCAAACACCTGTTCCACATACCCGACAATAACTTCCATGTCGATTCCCGCGGTTGCGTCAAGAATCGCCTGCAATATGTCGTTAATTCCCTCTTGGACAGCCGTAAAAACAGGCTGTAGACGCTCCGAAAGTTCCGCAGCCTTTTCCGTGAATTCGAGCTGCGCGTTGTTGGCGTCTACGATATCCTTATTGTTGCTGTACCATGCATCGCCGACATCACTGAGGCCCTGATCGGCCATAGCCTGCAAGACGAGGTTTGTCCGGTCGGCCTGCGTTTCGGCGTCCTGCAAGGCGAGGTTGAAGAAATCTTCGGCACTGGCGGCTTCCTGCACCGCCTTGTTCCACTCCTCGTTTTCCTCGGTGTTTTCCTTGAGCATCACGCCGAAGGTCTCGCCCTCTTTGCTGCCCCAGTTTAGGACGTCTGCAAAGGTGCCCGTCACCTGCCCGGCGCGAATTGTTTCGTTGATCGATTCCGCAAGACCGTCGATCGGGATGCTGTCCCCGTATTTCGCCCAAGCACCGACCGCGCTCGAAATCAAACTGTTTATGTCCTTTTGCGATGCACCGATCGCCTGCAGGTTCGCCGTTGTTGTGGCAGCGGCCTGATCGTCCCCAAGCGCCCAGTAAAGCTGATAAAAAGCCTCGCTTGTCTCCTCCGCAGAGTATCCCGCCGCCTCGCTGGAGGTTTCCAGCGTGCCCATGATCTTGCGGTACTCTTTGGTTTCCTCGTTCAGATCCTTAATCCCGGAAACGATTCCCTTGATTCCCTCGACAAGTATATCGGCTTTGAGGTGATCGGCGAAGCTGGACGCACTGTCTCCCGCTTTTTCGAGCGCGTCGTCTGCGCCCTTGGCCGCATCTTCTACGTCCTCGATCGGCTTCTCGTCGATCTTCTTGACCTTTGAGGCGGTTCCGGACGCCGCGTCGCCGAGTTGTTTTAAAGCGGATTCGCCCTTTGACTGCGCGATTTCATCCTGAAAGCTGGACGCCGCCTTTTCGGCTTTCCGCAAATCGGCTTCCGTAGCGATGATTTCACGCTGCAAAGCGTCGTACTGTGCCTGTGTCGCCTTTCCCTCGGCAAACTGCTGCTGGACCTGCTTTTCAGCCGCTTTCAGCGCGTCCAGCTTTTTCTTTGTCTGGTCGATCGAGCTTGCAAGCAGCCTTTGCTTCTGTTCGATCAGCGTCACATTTCCCGGGTCCAGCTTGAGCAGACGGTCGACGTCCTTGAGCTGCTTCTGCGTGTTGCTGATTTCCTTATTGATGCCCGCAAGAGCTTTAGAAAGTCCGGTCGTGTCGCCGCCGATTTCTATCGTGATGCCCTTGATTCGATCCGCCATCTACTCACCCCCTCGGGAAAAACCGTTCGATATCCTCCTGCGTCGCCTTATAAGGATACTTCTCCTGATCGTTCGCCTGCTCGATCAGCATGTCGTACACCATGCCGACGGTCATATCGTCCAAATCCTCCCGGCTCAGCCCCAGCTCCGCGCAGCGGAGCATAAAGGTCGCGCCGGTGGATTCACGGACGGTCTGCCTTATTTTTTTTTAGCCTTTGCGGTCGTCCGCGTATTGAGCGCCCAAAGCTCGAGAATCGTCGGAAGAATCTCATAGATCGAGAACGTCTCAAAGGTGTCGAGCCACTCCTCGGGGTCCGAGGGGATTCTCGGGTCATACTGGCGCGCCATGATAAACGCGGCATTTTCGAAAATCTCGAGGTCTGTCGCATCGAGCTGCGCCTCACGGAGCTGCCGCTCGTATGTCTCGATCTCCTCCGCGGAAGCATCCGCGCCGGGTTTCTCGATATTCGCGGCGTTCACCGCAGCCACATACGCCTTCTGCAGTTTGCTGATGTCCTGCATCATATCCCGGCCGATTTTATGCCGGTAAAGACGAAGGGTCAGGGCCGAAGCCCTGAACCCCACCTCTTTTCCGTCTATCGTGATGACTTTTTCCATTTCTGCACAGTCCTTCCTTTACGCCGCCGGTGATGCCGTGGGCGTGTATACCTTCTTGAACCAATTTTCGACCACGGACGTAGGGGTCTCGCTGGTTGTACGCGCAAAAACATTGCCGTTTTCGAGTGCCGTCGCAGAGATCGTGCTGGTCTGCGTCTGCGGCTCCTTGGATTCTGTACTTGTCGCACCCACGATGCCCGGACGCGTACCCGTGCAGTTGTACATACAGTACCGGTCGTTACCCACGTCGCCGTCAACCTGGAAAAGAAGCGCGAAGTTCTTCGGCTCCGTATTCACGTTCTCGATGATCGTCTTGTCGGTCTCGTTGAGCACGTAGCCCCAGACATCCTGCAGCATCTGGTCGATGAAACGCGCCATTTCGAGGTCGCCCTCGTAGCCGTTGTTTGAGCTGGATTTGTAGTAGACGACGCCGTCCGCATAGAACGGCGTGATTTCGCCGCTCGCCTCAAGCGAAATATTGACCGCGCCGGGCACATGTACCGGCGTGCTCCACGCCGGCTCCTCGCCGTCGGTCGTCATGACCGCGTAGTGCACGTTTTTCAGGTTGAACTGCACTTTATTTTCAGTTGTTGCCATCGTCACACCTCAATTTCATATAAAATCTGATAGCATTGCTCTGTATCGATATAGCTATCCGTCTTTTCCCAAAAGAGAGAGGACAAGGCGTTTTCCACCTTGCCCTCCGCTTCGGGATTCTTCTCTTTTGTGTAAAGCTCGATCTGGATGTGGTCGATTTTTTCGTACACCGTGCCGTCCGCCGAAAAATTATTGCTGTAGGCGGTCAGGTAGCAGATGTACGGCAGCTCGGGCGCTTCGCCGACCGGCCACGCCCTGTACACCACGGGAAGCCCCGTGCTTTCCAAAAGCTGATAGATTTCCTCCAGCTTCACCCCTTGACCACCACCTTCACGGCGCCTTCGAGCTTATCTGCCGCGGCCTGCTCCGCCGGACGAATGTGCGGCTGTCCGTCTACGCGGCCGCCGTTCGTTTTCGCGTGGCCGTTTTCGAGCAGATGCGTGAGCTGCGGCTTCGTGCGGTTCGATATGCGCACGCGGATGTCCTCCCGGCTTTCAAACTCGACCTTCGAAGTCCACCCGCGCGCATACTCGCCGGTGTCACGCGGCGAGGTCGATTTGAGCCGCTGCACAGTGTCTTTCGCGACCTTTTTCACAGCCTTTATGGTTTCTTCCGCTACCTCGTCGCTATATGCTTTGAGTTCCTTTACAATCTCGATTTCAAGCTCCTGCAACGGGATTTTCCTCGCCAAGCGCCACACCTGCCTTTCGCTCGAGATACAGCTCGATCGTATCGCTGTCCGGGCCGAAGTAGGTGCGGTACACAGCATACCGCCGCGCGCTTTCGCCGGAGCCGATCTGCACGATCTTTTCGCCGCTGTAATTTACGATCGGCGTCACGGCGACGAGCTGCGGCTGCAAGCCGTTCTGACCGGCGTCCGCCCATTCGGCGCGCGTGACCGATTGCAGATGCGCCCAAACCGGCGTCGCAGTTTCCACGGGCAGGAGATTTCCGATTGCGTCCTTTTGATAGCGCTGCGCGATCAGTACGATCAGATCATCCATCCGAAGCCCCCCCCTTCTGGCTGAAAAGCCGATTGTTCAGCGCCCAGCGCAGATACCTCGGCATCTGCGCGTTCGTCTCCCGGCGCTGCCGATACAGGTAAGCCGCATACATCTCGACTAGCATGCCGTCGTCCCACGTCTCTGCCAAGGTGATGCCCTCCCGTGTGATGTAGGCCCGGGCCGACGCGATCAGCGTGACCAGATACGTATCCAGTGCCGCACTCGACACCTGCAAATCCACTTTCAGAATCGCCAAAATATCCTCATCGGTCAAGGCCGTTCACCTCCTGTACTCAGCCGCCGGCCTTCGTGACAGAGACCGTGTAAACGCGCACCGCATTGCCCTGCTTGACCGTGATTGTCAGCGGATGCGCCGCGCCGTCTGCCTCCCACGTCACCGTACCGCCGTTGCGCACATTCTGGCCGTTGTAGCTGATTGCCACCTGCGCGCCCGGCTGGCTGGCGGTCGCCTCGATCTTCGCGGTCGTGCCGGTGGGCGCGAGCGTGTAGCTGTACGTGCTCGTCGCAAAGACAGGCGACAGCGTCTCTGTGCCGACCGCCAGCGCGGTAAGCTGCGCGTCGTTCGCGGTATCCGCGGCGAAATCCATCGTGGTCGTGACCGATGCGTTGTTGATGTTGATCGCGACGAATGCGCCCGGGATGACCGGCATACCGTCCGCGCGCTCCTTGCCCTTGAAGACGGTGTTATCCTGAATAAACTGCACCTCGCGGCTGGATTCGACCGTCATACCGGCGCGCAGCGCGAGCAGGTACAGATCGCCGTAGCCGCCGATGATGTCGCCGTCCGGGATGAATTCGAGCACATCGATGTCGCCATCGACGACCGGCATCACACCCGGGAACTGCGCGACAAGGCCGCCCTCATAGTTGAACGCGATCAGCTTCGAGCGCAGCTTGGCGTACGTTTTGCTGTTCATCGCCCAGAACTGGCGGCCGCGGCTGTAGCGCGTAAAGGTGTTGCCGGCAGCGACAGCCAGCGCGGACCAGAACGCGATCGGCTCTGCCGTGCTGTCCACCTTGAGGATGTTGCTAGTATGCAGGTCGACCCACTCCGGCGCATTTGCCGGATAGTCGGCGGGCTTCGAGGCCTGCGCAAGACGCGTCACGATGCCGAGCGGCATCTTGCTTGCCGCGCCCTTGCCGTACAGGATCGCCTTGTCCAGCGCGAAGCCGATGCTCTCCGAGAGCATCTCCACGATCCAACTCGCGAGGTTGATGTCGTTGTCCTCGAGGATCGAGTTGCACACCGGCACGTAACCGGCGACCTTGAAGCCGTCGAGCGTGACCTGATTGAAAACGAAAGTCAGTTCGTTGATCGCGCCGCACATCTCCGTCCACACTGCTTCCGGCACCGTGCCCGCGATGGTCTGCCGCGCCTCGCCGTTGACGTTGCGGATGCGCACGCGGTTCAGAAGCTTCGAGTACCTATACATATTTTCCGAGATCAGGTCGAGGAAAACGACCGGGATCGTGAGCTCCGCGCCGGATACGCCGCGCTGCTGCCCCTTCATACTGCGAAGCTGTGCGAAGAACTCTCGCACATCCTCGCGCATGACGATTGTGCTGCGCTGCTCCATCGGCAGCGCGTCAAATGCGCGCTGGCTCATGGGCAGGCTGCGGATGCTAATGTTTGTCTCCATATGGTTTTCATTCCTTTCTCTTTTCTGATGCTCTCTCTTACTTCTCGTCGGCGCCGCCGCTTCCGCGGCCGTGAGCTCCGCCTCCAGCCCCTCGATTTCACCGGTCAGCGCAGACTTTGCCTCCTCGTGGGCGGTCTTGTCCGCGTCGAACTTTTCCACCTCTTCGGTAACAGCCTGCTCCTGCTCCGGCGTCTCCGCCTCATTGATCGCCGTCTCGAGTTCAGCCTCTCGCGTCTGAAACTCCGCGTCCTTCTGGCGGAGCGCCTCCAGCTCTGCCTGCTTCTTTTCCATGCTGCGCCGCAGCATGATCGCTTTAAGTGCCATTGCTTTCTCCTTTCAGGCGGTTTCGCATTTTTGCCCGCCATTCCTCTCTCCTGCGTTTTTCTGCCTGCTCAAAATCTCTCCGGCGCGCCTCGACCGAGGTATCCTCGTAGGCTGGGAAGGTCACGACGGAAACCTCGTACAGCTTCACCGCCTTGATGCGCCACACCGCCGGCACGCCGTCCTTGTACTCGACATCCTGATCGATGATGTCGAACCCGAAAGAGCACTGATCCACATCGCCGCGTTTTACGCGCTCGTACAGATTCATAGCGTCCTGATCCTGCTGATTGATCGTGACGCTACCCCAAAGCCCGCGCTCATCCACACGCAGCGAAAGCGTGCCCGCCGTTGTGCGGCCAAGCACCAGCGTCGTGTCGTGGTTGACAAGCGCCCGAACGTCGCCGTTAAGCTGTCCGTCAAAAGCGCCGGGCTCGATCGTCTCATATGCGCCGTCCCAAAGCTCGTACCGGCTCCCGAATACGGCGAAATATCCCTCGATATAGAGATTGCCGTCCTCGGCGCGGGTGCAGAAGCCTCCGCCCCGCGCCATAGCCGTGCGTTTATACGTCATGTGATGTCACCTCCGTTCAGTTTATTCTGATCTCCGACCATCCCGCGCGGGATGTAGTTTTCAAGGATCACCAGATCATCGAGGCCGGAGAGAGGCGAAAGCCCGATCCAGTCCCGCACCTCGTTGCCGGTCATAATCCCGCGGACATACTGGTCGTCCGCCACCGCAGCCAAGTCCTTGAGATCGTAGTTGTAAAGGCTCCTTGCGTTGAACCGGAAAAACCAGTCCGGGCTGTACAGGAGCTTTTTTGTCATTTCCTGCTCGATGTTCTTCGCGATCGGCATGATCGTCGAACTGATAAAGTTGTTCCATGCGTCGCGGTGAAAGTCTCCGATGCCCAAAACAAACGGCGGCACGCCGAGAATGGCTGCCACCGTCCGTTTATCGAGCTGTACGAAATCCGCGAGCGCAAGGTCGGAGAGCGTGAGCGGCCGGACCTGCTCCACGCTGAACTGCTCCGACGGGATCATCCAAGGCTCGCCTGCCTGCGCCGTGTCGATGTACTCGCGCAGCAGTCTGCTGCGTCCCTCCGCGCTCGCAAATTCCTCGGTGAGTGCGTCCACCCTCACGATGATGCTCGGCTTCCAGTTGCTGGACATAAAGCTCTTTTCCGTCGCCGCCGCCTGCTTGAGGTTGTTTGCAACGTCCGCCAGCACGACGCGGTATCCCTCGCCCCTCCACGGGTAGTAGCTCCCGGGATTCAGGACGAAGTGCAGCACGTCGTCGGGGTCGTATTCCTGCCCGGCGATCACCACGCGGTAATCCCACAGCCCCTCCGGCACAAATGCAACAAAGGCCGGCGGCACCGGCTTTAGGTCCCGCAGGATGCCGCGCCGGGTCTCCGGCCATACCACCGCATTCCCGTTCCCCTCGAGCATCAGCGCTTTCACGATCCAGTGCACAAACGCCGCGCGGGTCATGTTGCTGTTCGGGCTGATGTCCACCTTGCGGCTCAACTCGTTTTTGACCCGGATGTCTCCGCTCTCAGTGTTCTCCATCAGGTGGATCGTCATGCTCGCGATCAAGCGCGCGATCGTATCCACCGCCGTGCATATCTCCGGATTCTGTGCGAGGCTCACATAGCCCCGGCACTCGATGGATTCCCAAAGGTCCGCGCCCGCAAACGCGACGCTTCTCCGCGCCGGCTCCGCGCGCGGAGCCGGACGGCTTCTTTTCTTTTTGCTCAAGATTCACCCCACCATTTCTTTGCCGCCTTGGTTCTCTCAAGGCTTTCGAGGTATCGGATACAGGCGAAAACCGACGCGTCAAAAAGATCGATGCGGTGCTCGGGCTGTACCTTGTCGTACTGGATCATGTCATCCGTCTTTTCGACGGCGGACACGTTTTCCACACAATACTCGTAAGCCTCCGAATGCAGATAAAAAAGAGCGCCGTTCTTGGCGCTCTGCTCGATGTATCGGAAGCCCTCCGATTTTTTGTAGTAATACTGCGGCTGGTCGATGATCTGAAAGCCCGCCGCTTTCATGCCGATGAAATATTCACGGCAGAATTTCCGATCGTGGCCGACCTGCCGGATTTTGAAGCCCCGGCGGCGCATCTCAATGAACCAGTTGATCACATCCGCGTGATTTACAGTCGGGCTGTTGCACATCGTGAGCCAGCCGTCGTCCTGCCAGCCAAAAAGCGGGATGTTATCCTGATCGGCCTTGATGTGCGCCGCGACGACCGGAAAGAATGCGTGCGTGATTACAATGTCCACGCCCCTATAATTTCCGAACAGTGCGGCGGCCGTAAGGTCGTGGAGCTTCGAGAGGTCGGCGCCGCCGTACCAATCGATCGGCAGCTTTGCCAGCTCGTCGATCGTCCACTTATGCCGTCCGTCGCTTCGCCGAAATTCGTCGATGTCGAAATACGCCTTGATCGCGTTCGTGTACACATTCAGGCTCTTCGCAAAAAAGTCCTTGCGCTGCTGCGGGTCATTCTGCGCCTGCAAGCTGTCGTTCAGGATTTCGTCCGGGCGGATGCTCACGCCATAGGCTGGATTCGCCATTTCGTGCACGACTGGGTTTGTATAGTCGATGTTCCCGCTCTCGTCCGGGTTCGCGCAGCACATAAAGATAAAATACTGCTCGTCCTTCACGGTGCCGTCCAGCACCTTGCGGCAGTATTTCAGCCGCTGCCCAAGGAATGCCTGCTCGTTGTCGCCCGCGGTCGAAATGCCGATCAGGAGCTTGTTCGTGTACGCCTTCATCGCCTCGCGGAAGAGGTTGTACTGCTTCGGCTTCGTGAAAGCATGGATTTCGTCGCAGATCGCGATGTTACAGTTCAGGGAATCCTGCGCGTCCGGGTTCGCCGCCAATGCGCGGATAAAAAAAGAGCCATCCGGAAGCGTCGCCTCCATGGAGTGCTCGTTGTTGTTGTCGATGATCTTGACGGCTCCGCCACTTTTCGCATCCTCGCCCATTCGGCGGATGTTGTAATTTAGAAAGTTGAAGCTCTCTAAAGATTGCATCAGCGCCGCCGACGCGATATAGGTCTTTGACCCGCTGCGCCGGTAGAGAAGCGAGAGCGCCCACGCGAGCGCCGCCGCAAAGCTCGTCTTGATGTTTTTTCGGGGGATAAAGATCAGCGCCTCGTGGAACCGCACGACGTCCGTCCCGCGCAGCTTAAAGCCCACGAGATTGTACACGATGAATTTGTGGAACGGCTCGAGCAGAAACGGCGTCCCGCGCAGCGGTGTGCCGTCCAGTCTTTCCCCCTGCTGGTGGCAGATTGTTTTTTCTATGATCTGGATACAGAACTCCGGCGCTCTGGCATCCATCCAATACTGGGGATCGTCAAGGTCTGAAAAGAACCGGTCTATGGCCTGCCACAGTTCTCTGCACGCCGCCTTCCGGCCGTCGCGGATACTTTTGGCGTACTCGATGACCGTCGGCCAGTTTTTCCCTTTAACCGGATTCAAGGCTGGCAAGCGCCGCGGCCAGTCCGCCCGGCTTTTCCAGACGCGGTGCATCTCCCGTCATTTTCTTATAGCTGGAGGGCGTCATCCCAAGCTCGCGCCAGTACGCCAAAGCGCTTTTGTTCAGATCATCCCAAAGGACAAGCAGCGGGTTTTTCGTCATATTCGTCGAGCCGCCCTTATTCGTGTACTCGATGACCGATTTCCCGCCGGACTTCTTGAACTCCGCGTGGGTCCTGTCCCGCTGCTCGAGAATTCCGGCCAGAGTTTCCACCGCTGAATCGTATGCGTCTTTCTGCACACCGAGTGCAGACATCTGCTCCAAAATCAGCTTTTTCCATTTGCTTTTGGTCACGCCCTGCACCCCCTTTGTCAAAAATCCCTCAGAGTTGGATAGAGTTACCCCCGCCGGTCCCTGCAAGCCCCGGAAGGCGCGTCCTGTCTCTTATACACATCT